TAAAAGGTTCCGATTTCACCTGACCAGATTTCAGCATTGCTCTGGTATTCGTGTGGCAATCTCCAAGCACCTGAACCAGTCTCTGCACGAAGGTCGTGTGAAACTTCTGGGTGAATTGCACACCAGTAGAGGCTACCCTTGCGAGGTACAGCCTTTCCTGCACGCAACTTGGCAACAGCCTTGCGAATATCAGCAGCAGAGATAACATCTTCTGCAGCAATTTCGTTGGTTGCGGTTGGAGTTGATGCTCCACCAGTTGCAAAGATGACGTTGCTTCCACCACGTAGTTCGGTTTGAACTAGTTCGTCAATGGAATCTGCCATGTTGAATGCAACGATGTTTGCAATCGCTGGGTCTACATCTGCTAGTGAGAATAGTTGTAGTTTGCGAGTGGTTAGTACAGCATTACCGTATTCGTTAAGAGTTACGGTAACGGCACTTGGGCTACCAATCGCTACTGAATCAGGGTCAACTTGCTCGGATAGAGCAGTGGTTGCCTTTGCTAGGTCGTTGTAAATCTGGAAGACTACAGACGAACCTGGCATTGCTTGTCTTGCTGGACGCTTGTCAGCAACTGAACGCAACAATGGTTGTGAACGGAGTGCAAATTCAACGAGACGGTCGTAAGCCTTTTGAACGAGACCTGCTCCATTAGATGGAGTGAAGGTACCTACGTTGTCGTTGCTTGAATATGCACCGCCACCAAGACCACCGTTGGTTGCAGCAGTGCCGCCAGAAAGAGCGGTATATGCATTAGCCATTTATATGGTTTCCTTAGTTAGTAGTTATTACGATTGTGCTCCTGAAATCATGTTAATAATTTCTTCAGCACTGGTTGCCTGGTCAATTCGGAGAAGAGTGTCATCAATACCAACTGGTACCTGTGCTGCTGCAGCAACCGTATCTATTTGACGTAAGGCAGCCAAGTCAGGAGCCTGCTCCTGCTTTTGTACCTGTAGCCCAAATACTTCTGCATGCTCTTCCAGCCAAGCATCTACGGCTTCAGGCGAAGCCTCAATACTTTCAGGAATAAAAGCAGCAATCTTTGGATTAAGATTTCTTTCCGAGAGGACTGACTTGATAGAGTTAGCCCTTTGTGCAGTCTTTAATGAACTTAATTCATCCATTAATTCTTTTAACTGCTTGTCTTTCTTTTTAGTGGCACGACGTAGTTGAGTAACTAAATCTCCGCCATCTTCATTGGACTCTAACTCTTCTTCATCAAAGTCCTGATAAACATTGCTCATCGCAATATCTCCCATCGTTGTAGTTTGCGTAAGCCGCACATTCAATTGGGGATTTGAATATGGCTCTTACTACCAGTCTTGAACTCACCACAGGGCTGGTCGGTCTGTGTGTGGTCTATGGATTAGAACTGTCCAGCAGTTCTTTGTTGTAGCGAAACTTGAGTTACACCAGCGCTTCCTGCAAATGATGCTTTCTCTTGTTCGGTTAGTCTTTTACGTCTTTCGGAAGCCAACCCTTGGAACTGTTCCGCTTCTAATTCTGTTTGTAAATCTGTAACATCAGTTTGATAAATAGCACCTAATGTTCCTAGTCGTGCTTGTTGCTCTGCAATCTTTGAATATCCAGCACGAGCAAGAGTTCTAGAAACTCCCATTGATTGAAGTTCCATAGCACGTCGAACATCAAGTCCTAAGCCAGCGCGAGTAGCCTCAGAACTAATCTCTGCTGCAGAAAGTTTATTCTTTAATCTGTTAGCCATGTCTTCTGGGTTAGTTCCAGTTAATAGCACTTCAGCAAAATCTGACTCATTATAATCTGGGAAGTAATCTGCTAATTGAGATTTTAATACTTCGTCAGCGTTTCTAATTTTGTCATAGACATTAGTAATTCTGTCAGTTACTTCAGCAGCAGAAACATCTCCGCCAATTAATGTAGCGTATGTGTTTCTTGTTGCAAGATTACCTAAACCATATCTTGTTAAGATTTCTTGATAATCTTTTTCAGCCTTAATATAATCTGCTGGTGTCAAGGCTGCTGCTTTTTTACCTGCTGCAATATCTGAAGCAAAGTTTTGATTATAAAGTTGAATACCTTTAAAACGTTCTTTATATTCAGGAGTATCTTGAATAGCAAGTCTTACAGCAGTAGCCGTATAACCTTTATCTTTAACAAGATTAATAATTCTATCTACAATGCCTTCACCTATGTCGTAAGCATTTGCTAATTCTCTTGCTATATCGTAAGCGCTTTGACGCTGTGCTGCAATTTGTGCATCACGCTGCATTTGAGCCAAGCGTCTTTGCTCTTCAAGTAATCTTGCTAATCTATCTGCTTCGCTTTCACCTGTTGTAGTGGGAGGTGTAGTTGTGGGTGTAGTAGTACTGTCTTTATCTTTGCTTTTTTTTCTTTTTTTAGTAGAAGGTTTGGATGGACCACCTAAATAACCAGTAGAAACTGGAGGTCTAGAAACAGGTGATGGTATTCCTCTTAAATCATTTAAAAAGTTTGGTCCGACAGTCATTAGAATTTAAATCCAAAATCCTCTAGTACACCCTCAAGGCTTCCTAGAATAGTATCCCAAGCGTTTGACGTATATTGCCAAGCGTCAGTTTTTCTAACCATCTTTGAGAAATCAAATAGGTTAAGTGTTTCTCCTGATTGCAATACTTGTTGCATTAAATTATCTTGCAAACTAATTGAATCTATTGGAACTTCAAGCAAGGTTGCTGCGGCAGTTCTATATGGACTCAAGATATCAGAAAGGTTTGCACCTTCTTGAAAACGATTTTTAAACTGTGGGTAAAGTTGAGAAGCCTGATTTCTAAAGTTACCGATAATATCACTTATTGCTGCTTTACCTGGTTGGCTATCAGGTCCACCTAAATCCATTATTTGCTTTACATAATTAACAAACTCAGGGCTTCCAGTACTTATATCAAAACCATTGTTTCTAATACCTTTAAGTATTTGCTCGCTGGCTACGCCTGCTTGTCCTTTAACATAGTCTTTACCAAAGCCAACACTACCGATAAGAGCGTCAGTTAATTCTTCATCACTCCAACCTAGCAACATAGTATTTTGCGCTAAGTTATCTAAAGTTGCTTCATCAAATTCAGCACCATAGTATGTGGCTAATTGACGAATACGTTCTTTTTCGTTTGCTACTTCTTCTTGGTAAGTAGGTTCATCCATTGCAAGGGTAGATGAAACTCCAGACCTAACTCTGTCGGATACACCTTTAGCCCATCTACTGTTTTCAATAGCAAGTTCTAATTCTGCTTCAGCGTCTGGACCTTGTCTGCCACTAGTCTTAAAATCTCGAAGTATCTTTTGTATTTCAGGGTCAACCATTGCTGCACGAGAAACCATTTTTTTAGTTACTTCAAATAAACGCCCTGCTTCTTGTTCAGTTGTTCCAGCGTATTGCTTAAAAGTTCCCCAAGGGCTTGCACCAATTTTACTTCTAAGTTGCTCCCATCCTCCAGTGTTAGCCTTTAACTGATTAACAACATCTGTATAATAGTTTAATTTTAAAGTATCTACTGTAGCACGAACGCCTGTTGCAAAATCTGAATAACCTTGAACTCCAACTTCATTTACTTCAGCGCTTCCAGATAAACGCTTTGTAGTATTAAGAGGATTAAATCTTTCAATAGCAACTGGAACATCAGAGCCAGCCTGTTGTTTAGTGCGAGAGTCTTCTGCTTCCATCCATTTAAGAAGCATGCTAACGTTTGCTTCAGAAGTAGGAGCACCGATACCTTTAAGAACTTCTACTGCAAATCTTCTTTTTTGAGATTCTTTATAAACCATTTATAGACTTCCTGGTCTGACAACGCTTTGAACTTCTTGTCTTGCTTTGTTCGCAATTCTTTCAAACACATTTGATATAGCATTCAAACCGCCTTGACCTGCACCAAACTCTTCAGCCTCTGGTCTGTCTAGCGTGTACTCGGTAGCAAAAGATTCTAATTGGTCAGCAGTAAAACCTTCATAGGTTGTTCCTAGTCCAGTCGCCATATCAACAGTAGTTCTTCTAGGATTATTAGTTGCCTCTGCTTCTAATGCAAACTTAAAAGCCTGTATTTCTTCAGCACTTGGCATTCTTCCTACATACTGAGAATAAGTAGATTTAAGAACTGCTTCTGCTTCTCTATCAGATGGAACATAAGCAGACAACGCATCCATGTCTTGTTGAACATTTTTAATATAATCATCTATACCAAAAGAACTTAATCCATCTTTAACATTTTGATAATTTTGCTGACTTAATTCACTTAAGTATCTGTTTAAAGCAATACCAAAGAACTCATCAGCCGTAGCACCTTGACGCAGACTAGATTGTGTTTCAAAGTTTTGAATGCCTGCTAAAGTATAAAAACCTTTTTCTGCTAATAGTTGTTTAAATTCAGAAACTCTATTGTTTTTAATTAAGTCATTTATAAAAAACTCTTCAACAACAGAAGAATCATAAACAATTGATTCAGATTTATCTCTGCTTGTATCAGATATTAAAGAAGGAAGAATTACAGCAAATGTTGGAGATGGTGTTCCACCTTCAGCAGTTCCGCCATAGATATCAGCACCAGGGGCATCTGCAGTTATAAAATAAACTTGCCTGGTTATTGGATTTTGTTGTACAAAATCATCTATATCTTTTTGACCAACAAGTCTACCTGTGCGATAAGAATACTCTTGCGGAGGTAATTTTTCTTTTTCAATTTCTGCTGCAATTTCTGCAGATGTTTGCCATGTTTTATCTTTAGGTGTTTCAATTGGAGTTACTCCACGTAAGTCATCTAAAGATACTCTTGCTATTCCAGTCTTATCTTTTGTATTGTATTGAACACTTGCTATTGCTCTAATTTGTTCTTTAGTAAATGATTTACCAACAAGAGGACCAACTATTGGGTCTCTGCGGTTTCCACCTTTAACTTTGTACGTATCAGTATTAGCATCATATTCTAAATCAATTTTTATAGCCATTAACTTATGCGCTCATCTCTACTTAAACTTTTTAGGATTGGAACAAAGATTGCTCTGTTTGCTTGTCGAACTGTGTAGTTTATATTAGCAATATTATCTAAGTCTGCGATTGCTTCATCACGAATGATTCTCTTAAATGAAGCATCTTCACCTCTCATAAGTTCTAATTTAGAAGTGGTATTGCTTGCTACTTGGAATGCTATGTTAAGACTTTCTCTAGTCTTTGCGTCCATCTTTACATCTTTGTCAAGTAACATATTGCCTAGCATGCTTGCCATGTTTCTTTCTTTTTCAACACCAAAACCACCTGACTCTAAGTAAGTTTTAAGCAATGGGTTTTGAACAAGAAGCATTTGTCTACGCATTTGCATATTGTCAGCAATCCATTTGCGCTCATATGGATTAGCCGTAGAGTTCATTCTATCCATTGCTTCGTCTTGAATATCAAACCAAGTTTGACGGTCAATAGAAATCTGAACTTCTTTTAGATAAGTCTCAAAGTCTTTGTTATCAATAAGACCTGACGCTTCAAACCAACCATATGCAGATGCACTAAACTCACCTACGTTAGGTGCTGCTAACCATGCTGCATCACCATACTTGTCAATTAAATCTGCGTTTTTAATGTACCAGTCTTTAACTTCATCAGTTTTTCTGAAAGCAATCTCTTGTGTTTTCTCAGCACGAGATACGGTATAAACAAGTTTATTAGGGTTCTTACCTATGTAGATAGCAAGCGCTTCTTCATATGGGTCATCTAATCTTGGGTTTGAGTTGTTTACAACACCTTCATAAATATCAAAGAACTCTTGACGTACGCTAGTAATACCTACTTCTTTTAAGAAGTTAGGTAGGTCTTTAGATTCTTTTAATGTTGGCGACCAAGGAATTGGTAGCAATCCAAGAAGGTTACGCATAAATACCAAGTTATGACCTGATATACGTAAGTTCTTTACGTATTCGTATTGTTCTTCTGGAGTAGCATCTACTGGTAATCCCTTACCGTGTGCTGCATTGTAAGCAATTACTTGGTGAAGAGCAGATATTTCCTGCCTATCTTTTTCATTGCTATTTAACATGCGAAACATTCTGTCTAAAGATGCAGGCACCATAGCACGACGTAAGGTTAAATTGTCCCCAATATCACCAAGAAGAATGTTATCAATTCTATCAGCAGCAAGACGTCCGTTAGGTCCTAATTGACCTAGCACAGACTTGGCTAAGAAAACGCTCATGCTAGCCATTGGACCAGAAAGAGTAGGAGTCGTAGCATCTGGACCGAATGATGGGTTTACTTGAGATAGTTTAAGAGTAAAGTCTCCAACTAAAGTTTGATTATATCCAGCAGTACCACCAGTTAAAACTCTTAATGGTTTATCAACAACTTGGAATATCATGTCATCCATTGGCATAACCATATAGGATTCGCCTTTAGCATCTTCATGAATAAATCCAGATGCAGCCAATCCTTGCGCACTTAAACGCATACGCATAATGGTTTTAATAGAATGTTCTTTTAATCTGTAAAATCTGCGAATAAAGTCTTCAGTAGCACGGTAGAAACGTGAACCATTACGTAGATTCCAAGCCAATGAAGTACGTACTTCAGGATTATCTGCATATTTCATGATGTTATTTAAAGCATCTTGAATAGCAAACTCAGATAGCCTACGTTCTGCTAAATCATCCGCATGTCTTTGAAAAGCAATTGCATCTTCTTTACTAAGTTTACCTAACTTTGTGCTTTCTAAACGTGCAGCAGTAGTTTTAGCAAGCAATTCTTCTTTTAACTGCCTTGAGTATCCACCTTCTTCAAAGTTACGCATAGTAGTTAAGAAGAAAGCCATAGTTGCTGGCGTACGAAAGTAAGAAGTTACTTGTTGGTCCATCAATTCAAAGGCTCTATTGCCATATTCAGCAATTGCTTCTGTAATACTAGCAGGACCTGGAGCAAAAGGTACGGCTAATTCACCTTTAATATCGTACTTACCAACTAATTCGTCATATTCTTCCATTGGAAGTCTACTCCAGTTAAACTTACCTTTAGAAGATGAAACTTTTTTAAACAACGATTCGTTAAATACTTCAAATCTAGAAGAACCGTGGAATGATTTACGTAAATCTAGTAAATGCGTTTGCAACCAGTCTGTAAATATTTCATAATCAGACTTGGTGCCTTTTAATGCAGGATATGAATCTAAAGATTCTAAGAGTTTTCTAACTGGAGTTCCTGGACCCATTAATTTTTCTGGGTTAGTAAGCAATCCTGTTGTAATATCGTCTGCCGCATCAATGAAATCTTTGCCTTCTGGAAGTTTTATACCAAAAGCCTGAACAATTTCATTACCAGCATTAATAAAATCTTCTTGAGTTCTTAGTCCATTATGCTTTACAAATAGACTACTTGGGTCTAACTTAGTTCCTTTGTTTACAAAAAGACTATAATCGTTTGAAAATCTTTTTGAAACGATATCAAACTGCCCAGCAATTCTTTGATTTCTGCTTGCACTTTCAGAAAGGATTTGTAATTTAGGGGTTTTAACTAAACCATTTGCTTTTAAGAAAGCATCATAGCCTTGCTCGCTGACCACATCTTGAGTTACATTAATAGCCTTACCGCCAAGAGCAGCATTTCTAGCCTGAGATGATGTTACTAAATCTAATCCCATAGGGTTATAACGCATTAGAGCATATAGGAATTTTTTATCCATTTTATCAAGCACCATTGGGCTAGGAAGATTGCTTGTAAAACCTGGTATCGCTCTTAATTCGTTTATTGCTTCATTTATTATGGTTTCAACAACGAAATCTTTTTGGGCTACAAAGTCTTTAGGATGCTCTATTGCTGCTAAATCTTCAATAGCACGTCTAGTTTCAGGAGATATCTTATCTTGTAGTTTTAAAAATCTTTCTTGAGAGAACGATATACCCTCTGCACTTCCTCTGGCTATAGCCAAAGTTTTAACAGCCTTGCGTGCACGCCCTACAAAACTACCAATTATTTCATAAGGTGCATATAAAGAAAATAAAAAGAGTTCGTCTACAACAGCCCTAATACCTAGTTTAGGAACCAGCGTTGCAATTGTCCAAGTATTAGTTACGGTGCTAACAGCATGGCTATTAGTAATAGCACCCATTCTTCTTAAAGCATTCCAGACTTTAGCGCCGTCTTCTTTTTTAGATAAAGCATTCTCGCCAAGAAGATTTGCTATTTCAACAAATTTAGGCTGGCTAACGTTACTAGTAAATTGAAATGGTTGAGAAGGTGTTTTAGAAATTGCTGTATCAAAATCAGCACCAATACTTACTGATTGTTTATATGAATTACTTAACTTCATTCCTTTAGAAATATCTAAACTTTGACCTGAAATAAAGCCAAGTGAACCAAAGGTGTCGTCAAGTATACCTTGAATAATGTCAGTGCCGCCTGGTATAGCACCTAAACCACTACTGTGATAAACATCTGCATGTAATGCACGAAGCATTACTCGCCTATCATTCATTTTTAAGTCAGCAAATCTTTGAGTAAGAATTTTTGCTTGCTTATCAGGAAGTACAAGTTTTGCTAAATCTCTAAAAGCAGGTAAACTTTTATATACGTTATCATCATCAGTATATATTGTGCGACTTAATGGATGGCGTGAAAAATACCTACCAACTCTTTCTTTAAAGGTTGCCATCTTAGTAGCAGCCAAGTTAAATAAAGGGTCTGTATTTCTTAAATCAGCAACGTTCTTGGCTACTTTATCAACGTCTTGACCTGATTCTAAATATCTTCCTGCTATGTAAGCAGCATCTAGACTTTTATCAGATTGCTTTAAAACTTCAAATAAGTCATCGCCTTCTGAAACTGGTTGGCGAGTGTTAAATATTTCCGCTATTTTAAGTCTAAAGTTTTGACGGAACCGTAAACTCTTGTTTGCAGTAAGCACATTGTTAGATGTGTAAAAAATCATGCTATTGCTTTTAGCGTTAAAAAGACTTAAAGCATGTTCACTATCTGTAAAGTATTTACCAGCAGTAAAAGCGTCTTCAATTCCACCTTCTGCAAATTCTCTAATAATAGCGTCGTCGTTATACATTGGATAAAATCTTCCAATGTCATCTATAACATTTGCTTTAACTACATCATTGCCTTCACGAAAGGCTTTAAGTAATTTACCTAGACCTGGAATAGCAGAATTTTCAATACCATCCCATACAGCCTTGACTTCTTTTTCTCTAAATACTAAAGGAACTGCGATATCAGAAGGAATACCCTTCTTCATTAAGTTACCGTAAATTTTACCTTTATTTAGTAAAGGCAAGCCTAAAGTTTTATTACTCTTAACAGTTAGGTCAGGCGCTAAAAGACGAGTTGGCGATGGTGCAAGTTCTGATTGTCTTGCAAGAACTTGTTCAACTGCTTCGCGTCTTGCTTGGTATCTAAGAATTATTGGGTCTGTATTAGGAAACTCTTTTAGTTTAACTTTAAGAATATCATCAGTTAATTTAAGCGCTTCTTGGTCTAAAGCACCTGCTGCTTTAACTAAACCTTTAGCAGCACCCCATGTACCTAGCGTAGCCCAAGTTAATGGGTCAGCAAATATTTGATAGCCAGCGTCTAATACACCTGACACTCTGTCAAATGCTTTTTCTTGTGCGGTAGGTGCATCTGGTGAAAGACGGAATATAAATCTTCCAACGTCTCTACCAAAAGAAATTTGACCACGACGATAGTCTTCAAGAATTATATTAAACTTATCAGGGTTTTCTTGCATGAAGTTAAGAGCACGCTCTAACTCTGGAGTTACTCCGCCAACTTCTTCAATAACTTGCCCTGGTGTTTTACCTACAGTTAAACCTTTAGCAAGTGCTGCAACACCGTCACCATAAGTTGCATCAAGTTGAGAGGTGTAGTTCTTGTCAAATATCTTTTTGCCGTCCCAGTCTTTAGACCAGATAAGCAACATTGAAGGAGTAAATTCTCCTTGACCTAATGCTCTAGTAATGTTATAAGGAGCAGAAAGGGTTTGACTATAAGCAGGTAATGCTGTT